GGTGTCGTTGGCTTGATTGCCATCGCCGCCGGGGGCTTCATCCTCTACGTGATCGCCAGCAGCCTGTTCTAGACCTTGTGGTCGTATTCGAGGCTGGCCGGGATTGACCCGCCGCCCAACAAGCCCTTCACCACCGCACCGCCGACGATCTTTCTGATCGCCTCGTGGTTGTGCTCGACCGCCGGGCCAAGCACCGGGCGCGGTGGCTGTTTTGATGTTCCGAGTTCAAACCACACCAGCCGGTCGTCGTCGGAGCCAATGACGGCCTCCAGTCCCTGCGTCTGATGCTCGATGGAGTCGCGCATCTGCCCGCTGCGCAGGCCCGGATCGTTCTCCGTGTAACCCTGCCGCACGCGGTCTGCCTTCGTGCTGTCGGCCAGTTCTTCCCATGCCGGGAAAGGGCCGACAGCCTCTTGGTACTCGCCGATTTCCTTTTTGGCGGTGTGCTCGATCTTCGTGGCCACCGCCTCCAGCCCTTGGTGAAGCTGGAACACGACGCCAGCCTCCAAGGTGGCAATCTCGGCAGCGAACGCCGCGAGGCTTCCGAACTGCTTCATGGGTTTTGCTCCTTGAAGGACATGGTGTTGAGGTCGAATTCAGCGCCTTGAAATTCGCTGAACTTGATCGCCATCCACTGACGCCGGGCATCAGACACCGCCAGCCAGTTGCTCAGGGCGTCGTCAGGGACGCCGAAGGCAACCGACGGCGGGATGCCGTTATGGACGAGCCACAAACACTCGTTTGCGGCTGCGTCCGTTAGGAGTTTTTTAGCTCGGCCTCGTTACCTTGAGCAGCAGCGGCACCGCCGAAGACTTCCGCGACACCGCGCATGGCCGCTTCGTTGCCTTCTTCGCCCAGGCGCTGATACAGGGCGCGGAGTTCGCCTTCGGTGCTCGGCGTGGCGACCGGCTGGTCATCAATCGCGGCCACAAACTTGAGGTGGGCGACTTCGGCCAGATAGAGCACGTTCAGTCGGTCACTGCCTGCGGCCTTGGCAAAGTCAAGGTTTGCCAGCGGGCCGGGCTTTTTCAGGCGGATGGTGCGACCAAGAGCGTCCGTGACGGTGAAATCCTTCACGGTTGCGGCAGGCTTGGCTGCGGGTTGATCGGACGGGTTAATGGTGACTTTCGCGCCGCCAACTTCGGCGACCTTCTGCTCTGTTCCAGACATTGCAACTCCTTGGGATGGTGAAGAGGGCCGGGATCAACCCGGCCCGTGGTGGGGAAAAACTGCCGCTTACGCCTGCTTGATGCGACGCGATGCAACGAAGGAAATCTTCTGGTGCACCGACTTGTCACCAGACCAGTCGCCAGCGTCGTCGTACTTGAGCAGCACGCGCTCATAGCGGTACTGCGACACCTGGCCGTTCGGCTCCACGATGGTCTGTTGCAGGGTTGCAGGCGGTTCATCGACGCCCGCGTAGAAGTTGGCCTCGAGCTTGGCGAAATACACGTCCAGTTCCGGGCCGCGACGCTCGGACTCGAAAGAACCAGACCAGCCCTCGTAAAAACGAAGGTGATCCACGATGCCGTCGATGCCTTTCAACTTTTGATCGGTGGTGTCCTGCTTCGACGTGAACTTGGTGACCTTGCCCATGTTGAGGCTGCTGCCGTCGGGCAGGATGATCGCCAGCGTTACGTCGCGCCCAAGCGAATAACCGTTTTGACTCATTTGACGCTCCTAGAAACGGAAAACCCCGCCTTGGGCGGGGTTGGGTTGATGGGGAATTACTGCGGCGTGATGCTGGCGACGCTGACCTTGACCGACTGGCCGCCTTCCACGTTGATGATCAGCTTGGTGATCACCGACAGGTAGGTGATGCGGCAATCGATCTGCATGTAGCCGAGAGCGACGCGGCTGGACGGGTTGTTGTTCTTGTCCAACTGAATCGAGAACGGCTGCTTCTGCGGGTCGTTCACATCGCCGATCATGCCTTGCTGCCAGAGGTTCGACATGAAGGCATTCACCGTGCCGAAGGCATCGTTGCGCGTCTTCGGGCTTTGCAGCTTGCCGACGTACAAGCCCATGCCACCGTTCAGGGTGTAGGCGATGTAGTTGGTCATGCGGGTGTAGTTGTCCCCGTTGATGACCGCATTGGACGAGCAGTTCTGACCGATGCGCACGCCGAAGCTGTTGCCCGCTGGAATCGGGTTGGCGATCACGTCGATGCCTGCCTGGGCCAGCGCCTGCAACTCGGCCTGCGAGTAGGTCAGGTTCTGGTAGCTCTTCTGCGTGCCGACGATGCCGTACAGCGGCTTATTCAGGCTGGATTGCTCCGGCGACAGACCGGACAAACGGCCAGCCACGAAGCCCTGCGGCGAGATCAGGCGAATCTGGTTGTTCACCGTGTCTTGGAAGTACACCCAATCGCCGAACAGCAGCTTCATCGTGTAGGTGTCGATGCCTGCGGTTGCCTTCGTGCTCACGGCGTTGCTGATGGTGTCGCCCACCGGCCCGGTGGCGATCATGTAGACGCCCTCGGACAGCCCGAACGCTACCTGCGTCGTCCAGGTGGTGCTGTCGTCGCAGTCGGCCAGCATCGCCACGCTGGTGTAGGTGCCACGCAGCGCGTACATGCCCTTGCGAGGCGTGGTATCGACGCCCAACAGGGTCGCGCCGGTGATGGTGGTCGCGCCATCGGTGCCGCCCGCCAGCGTGTAGGTGGCTGCGGTCGGTGCCGTGACGCCCGCGCCAGCGGTGGCCACGACCAGCGCAGACTTGCCGCGCAGACCGGAAACGCCGTTGTTGATGGCGTTGGCGATGGCAACCCACAGCGCGTTGCCGCTGCCGGTGATGTTGTCGTACACCTCCGGCACGAGGCCGGGAAGCGCCACAACAGCCTTCCAGCTATTGGCCGCGCTACCGGCTGCCAGCGTCACTTGCAGCGAGTTACCAAGCGTGCCGGTATACATGGCCGTGAAGGTGATGCAGTTGGTCTGCACGACCTGCGACGCGGCCACATCGGTGCCGTCGGTGACGCGCACGCAGCGCATGTTGTTCGCGCCGTTGAGCACGGCGGCCCACACAGCGGTGCCCATGTCGTACTTGCGGGCTTGGATGTTGCCGAACTTCTGCACGTAGTCGGACAGGTTGCCGACGATGGTGGGCGCGTTGACCGGCCCCCACTGTGCAGTGCCAACGACGCCGAGGATGTTGGTCGGCAGGCCGTTGAGGAAATTTTCAGACGGCGGCACGATCTGGACGTACACGTCCGGGACGTAAAGCGCCGTGGTGTTGATTGCACCTTGCTGACTGACTGGCATGGTATGCCCTCCGAAATAGAAAAACCCCCGGAGGCTTGCGCCTGCGGGGGCTTGGGGTTACTGAGAATCCGGGTTACTTCTTGGCGGCGTCCTTGTCGGGCTTCGGTTCGTCGGGAACCTTGACCACGTAGTGCGCCTGCTCGGAGTCCAAAACCCTCTTGATTTCGTCCTCGTCAGTGATTTCGTCGCCGACGGCGTTGTTGCCGAACGGCTGGATGACTTTCAGTTTCATGATTGACCTCACGTGATGATGGTGGTGGTTGGGCCTTGCGCATCAAGCGTGGGGCCGACGCTGACATTGGTTTGGGTGTGCTTGATCGCGTAATCCGCCTCGGTCTGCGTGACGGCGTAATTGACCGAATAGAACAGGTCGCGCCGGTAGATGCCCTGCTTCTGCTGGTCATCGTCCTGCGTGGAGTTCACGTAGGTCATCACGCCCTGCGAGCCGTCAGGCAGCGTCAGGCGGCTTGTGCCTGCCAGTGCGCTGTCGATGGCCTTGGCGACCGGATCGCGGCGATCAAAGCAGCTTGCCCACACGGTGATCTGGAAGGTTCGTGTCTGCCGCCGAATCTCCCGAATGCTCACGCCCTGCGTGCCGTCGTTGCTCTGTTCCTGCCACTCAGTGTCGCCAAGCATGACCGAAGTCACCTTGTCGCCTGGGCGCGGGAACACCGAGATATGAGCCTTGCCCGCCCGCACATCAGCCTCAAGCTGCTGCGGGTTCGGCCAGCCTTGGTAAATCAGGATCGGGCAGTTTCCGACCGAAGGCTGTGTGGTGCCATTGGGGTACGCGGCCTGCGCGAGTACGGCAACCAATGCCTGCCCGACTTCTGTAACGTCTGCCATTACGGATGCACCTCCTGAGCGTTGATGCGCCACCCGATGTCAGTGAGTTCCGCGCCCTCGATGGCGTACCGCTTGCCGAGGTCGTCGGTCACGATGTCGCCGGAGTGCAAAACCACCGGAACGGACGGCGGCAGCAAAATGCGCCAGCCGGAGTTCTTCACATCCGCAGGCAGGCCAATGGCGGCCTGACTCTTTCCCCCGAAGAGGATGGAGCACGGCCAGCCGACGAACGTTCCGCCATTACTGGCCGGATTGATGCCGATCACGTCGCTGGACTCGGCGGGCGCGTCGCAGATGCCGCTGTAGCCGACCGCGCCGACGGTGCCCGCTGCGCCCTGGGGGGCGGCACGGGAAATGCGCACCGTGCGGTTGCAGTCGATGCAGATGATCGGCAGAAGCTGCTGCTGCGCGGCGATGTAGTACGTTTGGCCGTCGCTCACGCGCACCAGATAGTCGCCCGGCAGCGTCTGCCGCCCGTCGAAATCACCGTACCAGATGGCATCACCGGGAAGGTTGGCCGCCTTGTAGGTGTTGTCGCCCGCGTTGAACGCGGCCTTGAGCGTGGCGACCTGATTGGACAGCGGGTTGATGGCCTGATTCGGCCTCATCACCCGATAGTCCAGCCCAAGCCGCAGCGCCGCCTTGCCGCGCCCCGCGTAAATCTTGGCGTGGATCTGTGCGCCGTTCATACGACCACCGTCAGGCCGCCGCCCTTGCCGAGATTCGGCCCAGGCGGAATGCCAAGGAAGCCGCACAACTGCCGACGGAAATCAAAGTACAGCGCCCGGCGGTCGCGGTGCTCGTGCTTGTTGTGCACCCACACGGCGGCCTGATCGGTGTCGAGGTTCTGCGTGGTCTGATCAACCATGTCGGTTTCCAGCGTGGCAAGCCGCGCCAGATAGACCGTGCGCAGCACGCTTTCCTCTGGTGTGGTCAGGTTGTTCAGCTTGTACTCAAGCGTGCCGTAGGCGGTCGAGAACCGATAGCCGGACGCCGGGAGAGCCTGCTGTCCGAAGTTGCCGTACCCGGCAAACCGGCGCACATCGACCTTTTCAGCGTCCGTCAGCATGGCTTACTCCAGAGGCGCTTGACGTTCGACCAGCACCTTGATTTCGGCGGGGTCGGTCACTTCCTGCCCGACCTGCCAGTAGTGGTGCTCGCCGGTTTCGTCGTTGATGAAGCCGTAGGGAGCGGCCAGCTTGACCGATTCGGGCAGAGGTGCCGCCGGGGGCTGCTTGCCCTCGTTCGGGTTGGGTTGTGCCGCCGACTCGTCCGCGTTGGCCGTTTCGGAAGCGTTGTCCTGTGCGGGTTCCGCGCCGGTTTGGGCGACTTCGCCAGTGTCGGCAGCGGTTTCGTCCGGGGTTTCCGGCGCTTGGGGTGCCGCGTCCTGCGCGGCCTTGGTGTTGCCTTTTGCCATGATCTTGCCCTCGTTCGGGTTGGGTTGTGCCCGACCACCGAAGTGGCCGGGCGCGGGTCACATCGCCACCGATTAGGCCGCGTGCTCGATCACCACGGCACGCTTGAAGTAGGTCTGCGAAGCGGTCGGGATGATGTTCTGCGTTGCGGTCGCGTCGGTCGGAGCGACGAAGCCGCCGATCCAGAACCACGACTGAGCGATGATCTGTTGCAGGCGGTCAATCGGAGCGCGGACAACCTGCACAACGTCGTCAATGGTCTGGATGACGCTGTTGACACCGGAAGCGTCAATCGCACGCTGCTCCATGCCGGAGAAGTCGCCTTCCACCAGAGCGCCGGGGGCGCACAGGATGGGGCGACGCACGCCAGCGGTGACGGCGCTGTTGGCGGCTTGGTACGGGGCTTCCGTGGTGGGGATGAAGTTGCAGCCGAGAAGCTGGAACACCTTGCCCACGCGCATTTCCTGCGAACCGTACTGACCTTGGTACATCAGCTTGAAGTCGTTGTCCGCCCACAACTGACGCATCGACATGTTGTCGAGGTACAGGTTGAACGTCACCGAATCCATGCCGGTGTTGTTGCGCAGCATCGCCACGGCATCTTCCACCGCGCCGAGGGTCAGCTTGTCGGCAGAGGTCAGCGCGGCTTGCGTCGCGGTGGCCTGGGTTGCGGAACCGCCGATGTACTTGCCGTTCGGACGGATGATCTGCGCAGCGTAGGTGCTGGCGACCACGTTACCGGCGGTGCCGTCGGCCACGGTCACGTTGCTGGCGAAGGTCAGCACACCGGAAGTGCCGCTGATGCCGCCGCCGGTGATGATCGTGGTGGAGACGTTGGAGCCGTCCACCGCGACGCCGATGCAGTTGTACACGTTGCCGCCGACCAGCACGGGCAGCGGGTTGCCAGCGGATACCGGCAGCATCTGGCCGTTGGACAGTGCGTAGGCGAAGCCGCGCACGTCATCGACAGCCAGCGTGGTGGCCGGAGCGCCCAGGGTGGTGCGCACGCGGCTGTTCGCGCCGAGGTAGGAAGTGAACAGCGCATTGCGGGCGATCCGGTCGAGCGACTGGCGGGCCTGCACGCCGTTGACCTGCGCGTTCTTGAGGAACTGGTTGGCAATGCCGACCTGCGAGGTCACGGTGTTCAGGTCAATCGAGTCACCGTACTGGTTGATGCTCAGGGTGTACTGCTCGACCGTGAAGGACGAAGGCGTGATGCCGTTGTCCATGTTGGTGTTGGTCGAGGGCGTCAGCGGCGTGGTGACCGGAGCCTTAAGGCCGTTGCGGGTCTTCGTGACGGTTTCACCGACGTTGATTGCAACGGGTTCGCGGTCAGCCACGGCACGGTAGCCAATGGCGGATTGCAAGGCATCGTGGAACTCGCGCTCCAAGAAGCCTTGCTGGATGATCGGCTGTAGCGCCGTCGGCATGTTTTGAATGGGCATTTGTCACTCCAAAGAAAATGAGGTTTCGGTCATTCCCCTTGGTGGCCTGCACCCGATGGGACGAACCTTGGCCGCGAACGGCCAAGGCGTGGATTTACTTGTTGCCTTTGAGGACAGCCGCTTTCGCAGCCGCGTA